CTATTGGCCGATAGCCAGCCAGTTACAAGCTATAACCCTACTACTACCCTCTGAGTTACGTGTAGACATGAAAAAATTTGTATTTGTAATACTCGTTGCTGCAAAAGTATATTCGTAATTTATAGCCCTCTTACTTCCGAAAATACCAATTACAGAGTTAGTAAATTTAATTTGAAATGTTTGTGTTGATTCAGAATTTCCATATCCCCACTGTAGAATTAAACCATTTGCGAATTTTACATAGCCATTTTGAGCCAACAACGAATCGACTATACCACCATTATTAGCGGCTCCAGCAAGCAAATGAACAAAAGCAGTTGTAGCAATTTGAGTATTATTTACTGTCTTGGCTGCTGTTGGTGCTGTAGGAGTTCCTGATAAAGCTGGGCTAACTTTCTTTGCATATTCGTCCAAATCTGTCGTTTTTGCATAATCACTTAGATCAATTCCTTCTAACGCTGCCAAAACATATGCACATGTTGCAATTATATCTCCACCTGTTCCTTTTTCCGCTGTAGGGGCTTTAGGCTCCCCGGTTAAAACAGGACTTTCTTTTTTTGCATAATCTGCTAATGCATTAATAATTGCTGCCATTGTAGCAATCTGTTTAGTATTAGTCCCTTTAGTAGCTGTTGGTGCTGTAGGAGTTCCCGAAAAAGCCGGGCTAATAAGCGATGCCAAATTATAGAAATAATGTACCGAAAAAATCGCTGTACCATCAGTTATATTTTCACCTTCAACAGCATTAGTAATAGCGCTTGGAATAGATGCACCAGAGGTACCCGCAGTTTCACAAACTAAAAAACCACCTGGTAAGGTGGCATCGGATAAAATATCATTCTTTTTATATATTGTATTTCTTTCTAAACTTCTAACAGGGCTATCCAATATAGCCGACAATTTGCTTTCTATGAGCAACTGTTTCCACGTTTTCTGTGCTGTTTTATATTTTAATTTAGCTATATCATTATTTGCATTTAATGCAAGCCATACAGAATAGTCACGTGCATTTATTGGTTCATCTTCTGCTATAGTAATCCCATTAGCAACTTTAGATGTAACACGCCATTTGCAAGCGCCGTCCAAAACCTCTTCTCCATCAGTATCAGGCCAAGTAGGTTCTGCTTCCGCAGTAACACCTTCCTGAATACAAATAAGTTGATATTTAGATGTCAAATTAGGTGTTGTTGCAATGTCATCTATATGATACTGTGTTTTATTCTTACGTATATTTATTGCTTGAAATAAATAATTATCTTTAGTATCAGATAAATTGGCCAAAGCATTGAAAAATTCCATCGGCGGTGGTTCTGACTCCTTCAAATACCCCCACCCTCTTAAATAGTTTTCATCTGTCCAATTTAGTAACTCTCCAATAGCAGCGCCAGATGCAAATATTTTTGAAAAATCTGGTTGAACAATAGACATTTATATCAAACTCCCTTCTATTTGTAATATTCTCGCAAACGTACCTTTTCCAAATCCAACAAAATTACCAATATTTTTGCCATTCCTACTAAATCCGAAAGTATCTCCGCCATTAAACCAATAAATGTATATAACCCCAATTCCGGCGCCTCTTATTATTAAATCCAAAGCGTTTATCAGCTTAAGTTCATTAGGTGTAACGACCCTACCTATACCAATTCTCATTTTTGCGTTACCAGCATTGATAGCAATTACTCGACTCACACCAAACATTCGCTTAATACTGTCAATAGTACTTTGCCTACTTCCATCTGTGGTATTTTTAGCAATTTTTGAAAAAATAGCCAAACGATATTCGTTATCTCGAAGTTCAGACGAGCTCAAATAAGGTTCTCCGTATCTTCTAAATCTGGCTTTACCAAAGCTATTATTACCATGGTCAGGAAATCCGAAAAAGTCCACAGACATTGATGCATCAACTTTTCTGCTAATATCGGCAACCTCTCCACACATATCAAGTTGTTTACCAACGGCAACATCTGGCCATATCTCTGTCCTGATTTGTTTTTTCAGTGTGTTATGAAAATCAAATTCTTCTCCAATTGTTTCAAGCAATGCTTTAATAATTTTTCTGTCAGAGAATTGAGATAAAAGTAAATTAAGCATCCTTTCTTTTGATGTCAGCATGATTTAATCTCCATTGCAACAGTGATATGTTCGGCATCAAATACAGCAATCTCCCCACGATTTATAGGAATACTTTTCTCTGTATAAACCTGATCATCTTCAGATACAACTATCTCCATATAACCGATGCCATTAACTTTAGAATAAATAGGTCCTAAAAAACGTTGAGCGATAACATCCTTGCCCATTCCAAGGTTGCTACCGCTCTCAATGATGATATCTTTTATTGTATTAACTAAATCTCCTGGTAAATTTTCTTCCTTATATTCCCAAACTGTAACTTTGATATAAATCGGAATTTCTTTAGGACGATTAAAATAAACTTTTTCTGGAGTCCCTTCACTATCAATTACAGTCATTTCTATGGACCCATTGCTATCAATACCAATAGGTCCCTTTTCTAAAATAGTCTGTGCAATTTGAATATCATCACCGCCATGAATAATAACCTCAAAACTATGCGGCTTCATTCCATCAACAATTTCGTCAGATCGATTTTCATACACAGTTACACTATCTACGTCCGGAAGATCTAACAATGCGGCCTTTATACTTTCTTTCATAGCACGACTCGTTCGGAATACTGCTGCAGCATATCGTTGACGTAATTCTGTTGTAGTTTCAAGATTTCTACCCACATAAGCCGCTGATTCATTACTAGCAGCAGTCCACCCATCGTAGTTAGTATTAATAGACGTTACTGTTTTTAATAATGGATCTAACGGTCCATAATTCTCGGCCACAAATTTGATTGGTGTCCCAACTTCGATAACAGTAAAAGTTTCCGTAGGAACTACTGTACCACCATATCTGCGATCAGTCTGATTAAGCACTAAGTTTCCATCCAAAATGCTGCCAGACCACTCATCTCCAGATATTTGCTGTAAAAGTTTTGAATAAACTGCCTCAACATTATCTCCTGTCACTGCAGTATAACTAACACGCACTGATTTATTTAATATAAATCCGAACGAATCACCTTCAGTAACGTTCGGGATAAATAAAGTAACGCTTACGCAATTGTCAAGAGTGATAATATCAGGAGCAGCAATATTATACTTTTCTCCATCACTACCTTTTACCTGGCAATTTGCAGGTAAAACAAAACCATTGCGACCATAACAAACTTCATAAAAATATGTATATTCTTCTCCACGCCGCAGAACATTACTATACATAACAGTATTATCAATACTTCCATCATCAGCAGTCATCGGTGAACGTGCATAATAATCATATTCAGCGAGTTGCCACTGCTGGTCAGACTCCTCTGCAACTAGACTCAATATAATAGCAATTACACTATTAGGCTTTCGGCTTACTGCCTGACCAACTTTACTCTCAAATCTATCAAAAAGATTACTTTGTATTTCAGGCAGTCTCATTCTGACAAAACCTTGTGGTGTAACACCATACTTAGTATTACTATTTATCGCCATACCCCAGCACCTCCTTCCTGGTAATCAAACCGTATTCTGTTGACACTTCATAATTTACAATCAATGTCCGGATTTTGACCTGATAATCCAGTTCCAACGCATTTAAACTTTTCACATCATCAACCGACGATATTTGTTCACTCAGAATTTGTTTGATCAACTCTTGATTAGGTTGCTTAACAAGAATATATTCGAGGTAAGGCACGCCCCAAGTAGTGTCCAAAAACCATTCTCCGAGAAAAGTCAGTAGCTTAACTTTTATTTGTTGAGCAACTCGTTCGGCGTTATCAATCAGCAAAAAATCTCCATCTTTAATCAAGATATCATGATCATTTGCATGTAATGCAATATCAACCATAGCTCGGCCTCCTTATTGCGGTCCAGATGTATTTCCACCGCCTGTTTCAACACCGCCATGAGTATGATCCGTTAACGATATACCACTCGCTATAACATCACCATCACAAGTAATATTCCCTGACATTTTCGATGTTCCGGAGCAAGTGATATTTCCTTTTATATTTACATCACCAACAATATTAATTTTTTGATCAGGCGTTAAGCTAATCGAAGTCGGACCATTAATGATTTCAACGTTATCTGCAGATATTGATTGTACTTTTCTCATTCCGACAAAACATACTGCATCAGTTAAATCATACTGCCTCGGATCATGATTATCACTATCACTTTTACCAAGCCATTCATCTAAGCTGCGTTCAGCAAATGCAATCCAGCAACTATCTCCAACTTTTACAGGATAGGTTATCTGAGCATTTCCTGCATGTGGCATAAAAACTGGTACGCCGATTATCAAAGGATAATCTAAAATATCTCCATCTGCAGTATGATATTGCAAAGATGGTTTTACTGTAGCCATACAAGTACCAGCATCAAACGAAATTATTTCCCCAGGCATTCCCGTCCTAATTTCACCAATACGCTGTTTCATAGCTTTATCAATGGCTTCAACGCTAGGATTTGGGCTCGCTTTTCCAACACTTGAAATTGAATTCATTTTTTATCCTCTCCTCCAATCTCATATACTTCCATATTAGTGTGCCATTTTTTCCCTCTGTATTCTCCAGTATGTTTTAAAGATTCAATTTTAAACCAACCTGTTACTGGCTTGCTTTCAAGATAAATCAAATCTCCAGGATTCAGTGTCGGCTGCAGCAAAGAACAAACTCTCCAGCCAGCCTTTTTCTCTTTTCCTTTATTTTTTTTCGACTTTTTACTTGATGTTTTTTTTATTTTTTTAGCAGCTTTAATAATCCTTTCTGGAGATCCAATAAGTCCACTATCTGCATTTAACTTTATCGCTATAACTTTAGTACTACCGCCATCTTCTATGATTTGCAACACATTGTTTTGTATAGACCAAGACAGCCCCGATGCAGCACATACTTTTTCAAGGCAAGTTCTCCCAGGACCTATATAACTAAAGCCATTAGCATAGCTGCAGTAGCTCAAATCCTCAGCGAACTGAACAACTAATCCCATTGCAGCAGCAACATCCTCAATAACTTTTCGCCCAGAAACACTTGCAGCATATGATAAAGACACAACACAATCACGGATTGCAATTTGCCCATCAGATAGCTCCAATTCAGTAACCATATTTGCTCCTTTAAGGGATGTCCATGCTTTTAAAACTGCGCCAACAAAAATACGTCTAAGACCGATATCTTCACTATATCCAGCTTCAAGAATACAAATGCTATCATCTCGTTCAAATATCTTTGCTGTTTTATCAGATAAATTAAAGACCTGCAAGCGACATTTGTTAGTCTGCTTTGTCAGGTCTTTGTCAATATCAAATGTTATATTTAACGCATTCTCTTTAGGCTTACCTTCAATAACAATACCATCACTGCCCTCTACCCCAACCAGTAAACGATAAACACGGTCAAACTGTTTCCCCATAAAACTCTGCCTCCGTCACATAAATCAAACTGGCAGCGCCGTTCGAAAAACTGCTACGAGTTATCTTTTCAAGGTCTGTTAGAACAATTAATTCCCCTGAAGGAATACCTGGCCTGTGATGATTCATCAAAAGCGGAAAGTTTGGCACTATCTTAAGATTACAGCATAACGGTTTTTTATCGTTATCCCATAAATGTAGCGTCCAAAATTCACCGACTGCATTCCAAGTTAACCGAATCCTATACTGGACATTATCTAAGACAACTTTAGTAACAATATCATTGGCGTCATTGAATTTTATTGCTTCCATACGTTCACCATCCAAGCGTTTTTTTGATTGCATCAATGCCCTGCGCTGCCCAAGATTTGTTCGATGAGCTTTCCTCTACAGCATCTTCAGTTCCTGCTGAATCTATTCCAGTACTTCCAACATCTGTTTGCGTTGCAGTACCACCATCAGCTGCAGTTTCTCCTGCACTATCTCTTGCAGACTCATCAACAATATCTTCCGGTACCTCAGTGGTTTGTGTAGCAACTTTCGTTATATGAACAAACGAACAATTTACCCATATGATTGATTTACTTTCATCATTGCGAACTGGCCTTGCGCTTGTTAAAACCATATCTGACCAAATTTTATCAGGCCTTACTATGGTAACTGGCTCTTTATTATCGCGGATTTGCTCAAGCGCCGATAACCCACTAGCAAACTTATGCTGACCATGGCTATTTTTATAAAACCATGTTACTGGATGTGACGAAATTCCTATCGTCATATCAACCTTGATTGCTTTATTTATAATTGAGTCATGTATTTCAAACCCAGTTTCAACCGGATGCTCAGTTACCTCTTGATCCATCTGATATTCAAAAGTTCTTACAATATCAACCTTCAAAGTCCCTATTTCGGTTGGATTCTTTGGATTTATTCCTAAAATATCTGCTAACATTTAATTATCCTCCACATCAGGGAAACCATAACCAAACCCAGAATCCAAATCGAATTCATAACCATTAGCAGGAGTGATAGCATTAACAACACCAACTCCAATTTCAGCAGGCGTTGCATTCGTTTTGGCATATACAGAAACATTATTTATGTTAGTTCGATTGTCCGCAAAATTTCTATTAGAAGTTCTCAAAAGACCTTTCCCTAAATATGCTTCTTGCTGAGATGGACTCAGTTGTGGTCCTTTTACATGAGCTCCATTTAAAACACCAAATACAAATTTATTTGCAGGATCGGAAACATTCTCATCCCACCATTCTCCTACGCGTTTACGTACATTTAATTTTGCTATTTTATCTTGGAATTCTCCTATTTTGTCAATGGCCAAAGACAATATATCAATAACACGCATATTTAAAAAGTCTTTAATCGATTGGGTTGCAGTATCCCAAGTTGTTTTACAGCTTGTTACAAATTCTTCCCACTTTCCAAGATGTCGCCCAATAATACTATCTCCACCTTGAATCCATGTATAGAAGTCTTGTATCGCTAATATAATTAATGCTATAACCGCAGCGATCAGTAAAAATTTACCCATAGCAACAAGAGCAAGAAGTGCACTTTTAGCTCCTGCTAATTGGAATGCAACTTGAGCACCGGTAGCTGCTAAATAAGCATTCCGAATTCCTAAGATAATACCTCTTAGTATTTCGGCAACTCTAATAATGGCACTCCATTTCGATACAAGTAAAAAAGCAGATGCATAAATCACTAGTAATCTAAACCCAGCTACAAAATTATCTATATCGATATTATCAATATAATCACCAATGCTTGCGAACCCTTTCGCTATAGAACTAACAACACCGGTCTTTTTTTCTAGCTTCGAGAATAAGTTACCAAGAGCATTTGATACCCTTACCCCTGCCTGATTAACCGTCCAAGGGATTTTTCCCATTTCACGTTTCAACTTTTCAGAGCTCTTCCTAATTGCATCGAAAACATCTATAGCCGTTAGTTTACCTTCTTTACCAAGTACCCTAAGCTGGCCAATCGTTGTTCCCATACCTTCAGCAATAGCTTTAGCTAAACGTGGCGCTTGCTCCATAATAGAATTCAACTCATCACCACGGAGTACGCCAGAACCTAAAGCTTGCCCCAACTGTATAAGTGCGGCCTGTTGAGATGCAGCACTGCCACCACCAATCATCATTGCTCTGGATACATCTTCAGTAAAACCTAAAACATCTTCGGCACTTTTCCCTAACTCAGAAGAATTCCTAGCTACTGATGCATATAATGTAGCAGTAGATGCATATGCCTGTCTGGTATCAATAGCCATACGGTAAAGTTCTTTTTGTACCATCAAAGATTCTTGCTGATTTTTAGTAGTCAATGCAACCTGTCCATTAACAACTTTCCATTCATCAACCATCCTGATAATGTTCCCTAAAGAAAGAGTAACTCCCAAAAAAGCTAATGCACCAACAAACTTATTCTTTAAGCCGGTTAAAGTACTATCCATCTTGTGCAGTTCTTCATTGGCACCACGAGCTTTAGATTCAATACCAGAAAACGCGCTTTCTGTTTTTTGTTTCGCACGCTCAGATGCATTACCAACTGTGGCCATGCCTTTACTAGTCATGTCAGCAGCTCTAGTAGATGCTGTCCCAACTTCACTAAGATTTTTTTTGATTTTTCCTATTTTACTTTCAACTGCATTTATATTTTGTTCATTAACTTTAAACCCAATACCTATTAACAATTCTCTTAGCTTCAATGTTCATCACCATCCTTTTTGGGATGCTCTGCTGCATAGCGTTGTATATCAGCCTCCATGTCGAGCAACGCATTGATTTTCAATAAATCAACCAAATTAACAAGACCTAATTTAAGTTCCGTCATTGTTACTTTCCCAGCTAATACCGGACGCCATATCAATGACTCTCTACTTAAATCAGGTCTTAATTTACCTGGTATTGTTATTTCTTCTTTATCCCAAGCTCCTGAAGGATTCCAGAAAGGTCGGGAAGATTCTCGAAAAAATCAGCATAATTTACCTCCAAGACGAAGTACATCAACTGAATCATTTCTTTTAATCGTCCTGCAAAAATATTATCCGAAATATTTTTTTCTAATTTTACAGGAGTTTCATCTGACGGCCTTTTGATAGAAATAAAGTCTTTGTTAATTATCCTATTGGCAAAGTTTACCAGGACTGGTCCCTTTAAATTTTTACCAACACCAGAAATAATTGCACCAATGTTGATATTTCTATCTAACACTGATTCTTCTTCAGTGTTAGACTCAATATCATCTTTCTTATCCACTGCTGTATCAAGTGAAGATGTCACAACAGCTTGTAAATCGCCAAGAAGTTCCAAAGATTTCTGCGGCGGAAACGGTCGTACAAAATACACATTTTCACCAATCTCTTTTTCTTTTATTTCGACATTTGCTAATTCCATTAACTATGACCTCCTACAAGGAAAGCAGAATCAGGTACAGCCGCTAATAGTACCCATTGGCATTTCCCTTCACTAGCACTTTTGCCACGATTGACATTTGGCTTTTTCGTAATCCAAGCTTGATCACTCATCATCAATAATCTTCCAGACAGGTCTTTGATTGCCAAAGGCATCAAGCCTGCACCTGCTTGGTTATCAACGTCATGGATAGCACTTAATTCATCATTGCTATCACTTGATTGCAACAAAGAAAGTGTAACCTTTTTGATGATGCTGCCAGGATCAATACTTCTAACGATTTCCTGATCACATCCAACAACAGCCGTTGTGCCATCGCCATCTGTTTCAATATTAATAAACGTATCTTCAGCAAAACCAGTCAACACAACCGGCCCAAAAATTACCATTACCTTCTTGGGATCATATGTTTTTACATTCGGCATATCTTACACCTCCGTTATGCACTCTTAATATTTTCATACGTTAAAGAACCTTTGATCTCCATCGCATGAATTGCACCAGCCAAACGAGCGGTGAACTGCACATCACGCAACACACGTTGAGCTTTTACATTGGCAGAAATATTTGCCGCTTTAGGCACAGATATCTTAAAGCCAAGAATAACATTATTATCATCGTCTAATTCGTTTTCGGCAATACCACCACGTTTTTGCCCAAGAACTAATACCGAATTAAGTGTGCTTTCAACAAGGCCAATGCCGGGGTCTAAAAACGGCAACTTGTCTCTGTTGATCAACATACTAAATTCTTCCGTCTGAATCGTCTCTACTAGCCAATCACGGAACCGAATAACGTCAATCCACTCACCTGCAGCAACTTTGCCATTTTGAGTGATTGTAACATTACGGAATTTCTCAAATGTATTGCCATTTTTAGCTTTGATGGCATTGTATTCAGTTTCATTCAAATTATCTACAGTAATACTTGATAATTTTTTATTGGCCCAAGTTTCACCACCAGGATTGATTGCAAAACAACGTGTAGTAATTCCAGTTTCAGGATACTCATTATCTTTTTCATGATACCACCAATGAGTTCTATAATAATTAGCTGCCTGTAATTTAGATCCAATATCATTGGTTATTTCCGCATTTTTCGCTCCAGGATCAGTAACCGTAACACCATATAATTTAATATGAGCTTCTGTCCATTCTGCCATAGCTAAAACAGCATCTTCAGTACGATCTACATAACAAATACCGTAGAAGTCATTATCAGCATCACAAATCATTGCCATATTACTGCTCACATCAATATTTGTAGCGGGTTCCTGGCTACTCACTTCCAGTTTTCCATTTGGAACAACTACAAAGCTTGTTTTGGGATCGGTGGATTTAACAACAAGTTCATCCTCCATTACAGATACCGCATAAAATTTAGGAGCAGTATCCAATTCATCAATCTTATTAGATAATTCCGTCATTACCTTGTCTACAGTATCAGACGATTGAGCTATGTAAATTGCTTTGATTTCAACCAATTTGCCATTGCCATCTAAACGTTGTACTGAAACACCATATTCTGCTCCTTCCACAACAGCCATCGGCATTTTTACCTTCACTGTATCACATTGGAACCGTCCTATTTTAACTACACTTGGACGAGGGGTCTGCGCAAATGCATCACTCGCCGCCTGATAAATAGCATCTGTTGATGTAAATCCCATATCCATCAACTCATCTACATCAGTAATAGTCAACACACGGCTCAAACTGTTTGCATGTGGACCAACAATCATCAAGGTGCTGAATCCAGCACTACTAATGCCTGTTGTATTTAAAGATATTTGGGCATTGATGATTCTATCAAGATTAGCCATATTATTCATTCTCCTTTTCAATATTTATATTTGCTTCAAAATGAATCCCTGAAGCAATCACATGATTGGTTCCCTTTTCAGTCAACCGCCCCTCAATAAACACCGTTTCAAACCAGCCAGGATTACAAATCGCATCTCGATCGTAAGAAACAGTTAAATCAATTGCAGCTTCTTCAACGTAACGACTACCATCAATTAAATCAGTAAGATCCATGACACTACCAATACTATTTACAGCAATGTTAGCTTCTTGGAATTTATCGACTATAGTTGGTAATGTTAAGTACCCATTTAAAAGCGAAAGAACCTCGACACTACCAGTGCCAAAGGCTCTTATGTTTAAAGTTGTTTCTACTAATCCCAAAATATGTACCTCTTCTTTTTCAGGTACCCATTTTTCACTATTGCCGATATTCTTCTCGGCCATTAAATCAATAAGAAGGTATCGTTCGTATTCAATTGCAATGTCTTGCTTCGATTGTATAACCGGTAATCCCTTATATAGATCACGTAAGCAATATGCAAAAAAATCTATGACTCTTTCTCTGACATTAACTTCACTAATGAGATCTCACCTCCACTGCATACATTCTCCAATGACTTATAACACCACACTGGTATGCATCTGCAGCAACAATTTCATACTTCCGTCCGAGCCACTCGAATTGATCAGCCTGTATGCCAGTCCCCTGGTCGGCCATATATAATTCCGTATCAGAATAAACTTTTACAGCATGACTCCCACGCCTACCTTCTGGTAACGCATCCATTTCCGTAGCTTTTAACGGTTGCACAGATGCCTTTATAACAAAACTCTCCTGAGCAGGAAGAATAAATTTACCGTTACCCTGTAAAACCGGTTTTCCTTCATAACGATAAATCGTTAACGGCTTTCTGAAGCTACTCATCTGATCTATCTCCAATCTCATAACGAACCGACTGTCTCATGTGACCAGTATCAATAAGAGGTTTGCTACTTTTCTTTTTCCTAATAGTTGCTGGGCTATTTGGTGTAAACGGTCCGCTACCAATTTTGCGCTTAATCTCCCCTTCAATATATTGTCCGGTTCGTGCAAGCGCCTTACTAACGTCAGCGCCATTAATGATAGCCGTAACAGCTGCCTCAGCACGTTCACCAATTTCATCTGATTTCTCGTCAAAAGTTGCCCTTATAAAACTACGTTCTGGAATAATAATTAACCGTCCCATACTTCTATGAGTACTACTAAAATTCGCTTTCGATTTTTTTGCAAATCTTCCATTATTTGCAAAACTACCATCTTTTTTTACCTTTCGGTAAACGGTAACCTCACCTGGATGTTGAAATATCATTGCGCCGAATTCTTGAACTGCAGCAACAGTAACAAGGTCTGCAGTTCCATCTTTCGTTTTTCCCCCCTGAATGCCAGCCTTAATCTCCTTTTTAGACAATCCTCTCAATTCTTTGAGTAGATTCTTCCATCCTAGGTCAATATCCAACACGCCGCTCATATTAACCAAACCTCGTAACAATTGAAACTATACACATATCTCTTATACGTTTAAATTCCATGCCATAGGCAGTTTTATCTAAATTGTCAATATAAGAACCAGTGCCAACTCCTGAAGAACTGTAAGAACGTGCCAAATCTCCCTCTTTTTCAGAAACCAAACTACCTGCAGTAGCAGCCGAAGATCCTGCCCCATTCTCTGCGATAACATTGATGTACGCTAACCGATGAGCAACAAGATATGCTAAAGCCTGATCATATAGATCACCAAACCTTTCTTTATTCAACATCGGTTCACAGAGGTTACGCATTGCTATAATCATATCTTCTTTAGCATCTGCTAAATCAGGTGCTAACAAGCGAAATAATTCAACAAATTTGTGTTCTTCTGCATTCATGATTAGTTACTTTCATTTGCTTTAATCAACGCTATTTTTTCTTCTTTGGTCTTTGCGCCAGTTAAGTCAATACCATGTTCAGAAGCATAAGTCTCTAATTCAGATACCTTCATATCTTTAAAATCAACTTCTTCTGAGCCTTGGCCATTACCAGTTTCTTCACTAATAGTCGCAGCATCTTTGCAATTTTCCACTTTTTCTAATTCTTTATTAGCAATCATATCAATTACAACCGGATGAGCAGCATAAGTATCACTTACCTCAGCAAAGTATCCTGGAATAATTTTTTTATCCTCAACAACAATTAAACGTTTAGAAATATTTTTTAACAACATATTTTTACACTCCTTTCAGATATAAAAATAGCTCCCCTTAAAATTGGGGAGCTATTTAATTTAGATGCCTTCTGCCATGCAGATAGACAAAGGATAATATACCATAACACCGGCAGTGGAAGAATCACAAGGGATCACCATTTCCAAATTTTTCCTTTGAGGGGCAAGCTGCTCAAAAGGCAGAGGAATTTCCAAGGAAAGTGCGTTTTCATCATTTCTGTAGATGAACATAATATCTTTACCACCAGTACCAGCACCAGATGCTTCATGGATAGACTTGATTGTTTGAATATAAGGATTTTTCTCCTGGAAGAAACTCAAAATAGTCTGCCCGCCAGAATCTGGCAAAAGCGTAGTTGCAATGATGTTATATTTATCAATCGGCAACAAAATAGTATCCGGAATTTCAACGCCTTTGGTTATATCAACAATCATAGAAACCGCATTATTCATATCACGAAGGATCTGTACTGGTGTTTTCTTATCCCAAGTAGTAGCAGAACCTTCACCATCTGCAGGCAAAACATACTTTGTAATATTTGGATGTTTAAAAATACCAAGAATGCCATGTTCTGCATCGCCCTGAAATGCAATTTTATTAACCAAAGCATCATTAGCTCTGCGAGCAGATTCTGCTTTGCGTGTTGTCAACGGTTTACCAGTCATCTTCGCCCGGCGAATATCTTTTATAGAATAACCATAAGAAGTAGCAATATCAAACACTTTGACAATTGTGCGCTGGGCTTTAACATCTGCACGTGGCAAATCATCAGCATAGTTTGTAATAATCTTAGCCATGCCAACAGAATCGTAGCTATCAAAAGCAACAGTATCAGCGCCAGGATCTGCTTCACTGGTAACCGGGAAAATGCTCATTGCATTATTCGCAGGTGTTTTTACATCATATGTTTTGGCTTTTACTTTCTGAAGCTCCTGAGCAAAAAATACACTTTCTCCTGCATCTTCACGAAACAGCCCAGAAGTTTTACAAGCCATTAAATCTTGTTCATCATATCTCATTTCATTACTCATATACATATCCTCCTTTATTCGTTACGCACCAGCGGTAACAGTAACATTTGCATGTCCAATTTCAATTTCAGCAATACCAGCAGCAGCACTGCTAGTCAAAAAAACGCAAGATACACCAACAGCTTCAATTCCACTTGCAACAGCCTCATCAGTAAAACCATTATCTGCAATTTTATAATTGGCAACCTTACCTGCAGTTACTGCTTTAGTAACCGGCACCCAAATACGACCACGAGTCATTACTCCTACGGAATAACCAACAGGATAGTATGGATCATCGGGTTCTTTGTGTTGATGAACAGTAATACCAATTACATCTTTTAGAGTACCTGTTCCTGCTTTTTTTATCTGCTTTTCTGGATTCGAACCACGAATTACCGGCACCCCTGGATCAAGAGCTTCTTCTGCAGCAAAGCTATCAATTGTTTTATTACTCAAATCAGCAATTTGCCCAACAAGGGCTACATCCATTTCACCATATTTCAGTTGCATATTATTTTTCCTCCTTTTTGTTGGTCATACGATCAATCATATCTTGACGATGTTTTGCAGCAGGGGTTTGAGATTCCTGTCCGTCTAATTTTTGACGCGCCTTGTTAAGTTGTTGCCGTACTGCTTCGTCAGTATCATTTAAATCATTTTTGATACTGTCATAATAGGCATTGATGTAATCATCCGTCTTACCTTCAAAATCAACGCTATCTCCACGCAAAGCCTTAACAATAGCAATTTTTAAAGCTTTATTATCAAGACCGTCAGTTTTTTCTACCTGCGCTTTTTTAGCGCAAGCATCCAGCTCCGCACGTTCCTTAACTTCTGCCTTAGCTTTTCCAACAGCTTTTTCGATAGCAGCTTCTTTTTCAGCTGCAGCCGCATCAAGTTTGCCTTTCAGAGCATCCCTTTCAGCTTCTGCTGCATCAAGTTTTACTTTTTGATCTGCAGCATCTGTCTTTACCTTTTCCAACTCAGTCATAACCTGAGTAAATTTTGTTTCAGCAGCATCTGCTTTTACATTCGCAGCGTCACATTTATTTGTCAATGCAGTAATGTGATTAGCCACCGCCTGCTCAACTTCAAATTCGTTTGAATCAATTCTGATTTTTACCATGTTTTTATTTTCCTCACTTTCAAAACCGTCTAATACTTCGTTCCCATCCAAATTTAGCCGGGCCTTTCTTCCAGCTCTTGCACTTGGTACTACAGCCAAATGATTACACCTTATCAGATGTTGCACTGCATCATAAGGTTCACCATCAGGCGTCAAACCAGGAGTTTCTTCTAACTCTACGCTATATCCAACAGACAACTCTCTGAACCCTTTAGTTTCCTGTGGCGAGTGGATTATTATGTCACAAGCTACATCAGTATCATTTTTCCTATATGCTGGTGACATTATAGTTCCTATGGTTACTTTATGTGCAGTGTCTGCTGTTACCCTCCCACCTTTAGGATGTAATACTGTAATAGGTTTCCCTTTAAAGCTAACGAGAGCATCTTCAGCAAATACCTCATCCGGTGGTCTATATTCGCGCCTTACAGAACCGTCAGGTTGTAGATAAGTATAAATACCTGTCCTGGCCACAATCGGAGAATCAAGTAAAAACCCTTCAGGTGTCGTTACAGCACCGGCAACAAATTGCATACTGTCATATCGCTGCACTTTCCGCATTTTATCACCCCCTCTCATAAAAAATGGATATAAAAAAAGCACCTACAATTGTAAGTGCTTAGATTAACTATAATTTTTATTTTCCCTTTAACAAAAAGCCTGGTATCGTACCGTGCTTAACGCCATCACCTCGATATAATCTGGTATTATATATATCCTCATCCTTATCATTATATTCTGTGATCGTAACTACATCAGCAGATTCCTTATCACATGGCATATTTGTTTTACCGTCATAAAAACGAGCAATGCTATATGTACCACCATGCGGAGTTTTATGTATTCGTCTTTCTTCAAACTTCCCAACTTCAATCATCTTTCAGCAGCTCCTTCAAAATACCATACCGATTAGGATAATATTTAGCAAACTCTTTATTACCATAAGTATAATATATCATTATACTTTCAGCAAAATCTTCTGCCGGTCCATTTCTAGCGTACTCAGTAACAGGCAATCCATGTATACTAGTATCTGCTTTAACAGCTTTTAACCATTTTTCTTTCAAAGAAATATTACCATAGAAAATATCTAATAGATGTCCACCTTCGTGCAGCAAAATTTCTCGAACTCTACTATCAGACAAAACCAATCCATTATTACGCCAAAAGGTAACAACATATTCTTCTGCCGTTGCATATGCTCGAGTAAAATCCGGATAAAGTTCAACCCATTTTTTATCTGCAGGACAATATACATCCAAAATTCTGACTTGTTTTATTCTTTCTTTTAAAATTTCGGGTAAACTTACAATATACGGTAATAACTTATCCTTAGTTAAATTTTGCAGATTTTTATCTAAATCCGTTGGCACGATAAATTTTATACCTGTATCAGCATCTAAATCAATTATAGATTTTCTTACTCGATCTATTTCAGGAACATCATCAAATTTATTAAAGAACCTAAATTCCTTAACTTCATAAGGACTTAATTCAAGACGTTTATTCGCTTTAACTTCTCCAATCGGTGTTACAACAGCAGCATTCCAATTATTTAAATCAATAATTGGAATGGCAATGCACCGACATCTATAATCCATTCCTGGATGTAGCTTTGGAGCCGGATAAATTTTTCTACCATTGATTTCTCCAACTTTACTATCATGCCAAAAAAAAAGATCCCCATTAAGTTCTGCATGAGATACACGTACACGTTCATCTTCTGAAGTGCGCCATTCATAACAATAAATCCCAGCTTCTTCTTGCCTTCTTTTTGTCGTAACAGCATTCAAATTTCCAATTTCGTTACGAGCAATGAACTTTGCACGATTATCCGTTATATTATAAAGATTTTTTACTTCTTTTTGTACATCCTTATACAAAGACCCTCGTTGAACAGCATTGCTGATTATAGTCGCTAATTTATCTGTATAAGTGCTGACAATACTGTTTACATGTTGAGATTGCTGAGAATACCATTCAGATGTTACAGATTCAAGAAATCCTGTATCATTTATAAATACATCTACCTGCAGGCAGTTTCTAAAACTGCGGCTTAAATTATCTTTCGCAGTATTATCTACACCTTTCATGACCCGTTTAATACCAGATATAACTTCGTCCTTTACGCCACTAACTTCAAGTTCTTCTAACACTTTGCCTGATATACGTTCACTATCAGTAGAATCATACCTTAATACATCTTTCAATGTTTCAATATTTTCTAAAGATAACTTATTCAACATTCTGACCATGGCTCTCAGCAAACGATAATATTCACGCTCTGAGCTTTCGGGATATAAAATTTTAACTGTCGGTTGCAGAAATCTAATTTGATTATTCTGTTTCATCATCATCATCACTCAAATTCAACAGACTACCCTTAATCGGCAAATCATATTTTTCTGCTAAATATGGCCGTACTTCGCTTGAATCGAGCAGCTGAGCTTCCATCAAAGAATTAATCGTATCTATTTCAGCTTTTACGCACTCGGCATTTAATTTATTTGTTTCTGCGATCTCTTTTTCAGTTGGTATCCATAGTGGATTAAATTTAATAGTCCAGTTTTCAAGTTCCCTTCCACCAGTTGGTCCGTCCTTACACAGTTGAACTGTTTTTATTAACTTTTCCAGTTGAGGTTTTAACTGGCGCCTTTGAACTTTACCAACGACATCATTGTAGTAATTTTCTAAATCTCCACGGCCTGTACTATTTAACCCAGCTGGCGCACGTCCAAACAACACTGTAAAAGGAATACCTGTCATTGCACAAATATACTGTCCAAAGTTGTCCAAGACATCTGGAATTCCTGACATCGGTACATTAAAAACCTGATATTCATCATCCGTAGATAAAGCAATAGTATTTAAAATATTACGTGCCATATCAATTAAATCCAAACGCCGCTGCACCTCTTCTTCACCATGCGGAGTAGCTAATTTAGATCCTAATTCGTTTAGTTTTGTAAGAGATGTGCTCATGCGTTCGAGTGCATGTAATGCTGTCGCCTGAGCTGTATCACATCTATATATTCCTTTTATAAGACCTTCAAGACAACTCATACCGCAACCATTACGACTAATCCGCAAATTTTTCGGCAACAAGTCACCATCAAATATTAACAATCGACTGTGATGTATATAAAGAGGTCTACCACTCAATGGCGGCGTTATCTGATACCATTCTGGTTTGCCAAACTGCTTATCAGTTGGATCATCATTAATCAAATACCCACTAAAATCCTCAATAATGCTTTGCGCATCATATACTTCCATTGATTTTATTGATCTAAGACGAGCCCAATTTACTGGTTCCTCTTCAGTCCCGCCGTCATCCATAATCATAAAAATACAACTACGGCCAAAGTGACGAGCCCATGTTAAAGCTTCTGCCAAAATAGATTCAGCAAGCCTTTCATCAAGATATTGAATGATAAGGTTATCTTTGTCTCCCTCAATTTTATAACCATTTTTCAAGGCAGCTTCTGCTGGCAAACTCGATATTCTCTGAGCCAACCTGTTTGACCAAATACCTTCTAAAAATTGGTAGGTTAAAGGTTCTTCCAAAAAGAAACTATTATCTCTAGTATATTGCCGCGCACCTCGGCTAATAAAAGTATTAAAAAATCCATCTGTTCTATCAACAGACTTCTTTTTACTATTGTTTTTGACCATTAGCTTGTTAAACCTCCCCACGGACTAATGCTCTGCAATTTATTAAAAGCATCGCTAGATGCATCAACCATGTCATCATGTGCGGACTCCGGAAACGCTTCCAGTTCCGAAAAATACATTTCGTTCCAGTCAGCTGCAAGAACCAATACGTTACCAGCCTGCCATTGAGCTGAAAATGGCTCTGAACGTGTAATCTTATTGCCGCTTGGCCGAACAGTATCAACAGCAAATCCTGTAAAATGCTTAATATAACTTTCGGCTTGTTCTTTGCCAGCTTGCCCTGGATCTTGTGGCACCGTAATATATACAAAACCTAATTTGGCACGGTCAATAACCCCTGTATTCCTTGTTATATTGCGTACTCCGGCAGCTGCTAACTGAACACGTTTTACATCGGCCACAATATAAAGCCCATTATCTGTTTTACCCATTAATACCCCCGCCGTTGCATCAGGATCAGGATTAATTGGTGACGGAATCGTAGCAGCTAAATCCCATGATCGCACCCAAGCAATGACATTGCTCGGTATAGCATCAACAATCTGAACAGAAGAACGTTTGAAATACAGGCCAGCCGCCGGCCGTATCTTCCAATTTCCATGCTCCAACCTTTCGCGCTCTACGGCTCCAAGAGCTCTAAGATTACCCAAATAGCCTGGATCTTTTTCCATCAAAATTTTATTGTCTGTCAGTTTACTTGCAATAAAAGTGAAACTCTTGACCTGTTCTCTGATAATCTCAGGGGAATGAGCCATAACAGCCTTCGGTGTATCCCCCCAAATGATTTCATCGCCCAACCTAGTAAAATAGCGAATCACTCCGCTTCTCTCTGGGATTGGATAACCAGTATCGGCATCCCAATACCATTGAATAAACGTAGCTACCCAACTATCAGCATCAGGATTGGTCGTTCCACGGATGTATGGTTTCACTCCACATGTAGAACGATTCCGTGATAACATGTACCAAAATTGGCCTGATGTAAAATGTGTAATTTCATCAAACCCAATCAAAGGAATCTGAGCACCTTGATATGCAAATTTATCCCGTTCAAGTTGCAAGTGAGCGAAAGATATTTTTGATCCAGATTTAAATCTAAATCTAGGTTGTGGATTTTCTACAGGTATGCCGCCAATCGGAACATATAACCCTTTTGCTGTATCCCATAAACCGCCTTCATTTTTTATCTGATTGCTATTTCTACGAAATATAGTTGCACCAAATCCACCTTTATTTGTATGTCTAAGTGATTCTAACAACAAAGCATATGTTTTCCCTCCACCGGCAGCACCTCCATAGAAAGCAATATCAGCTGGGGTTGATAAAAACAGTTCTTGTGGCCCTACTTGTGGTCTAATAATTTTAGGTGCTTCATTAATCATTTTTCACACCACCATTATTATCGCCTCTACCATTATCCGGTAAATAAAAAACAACCGAAGGACCTTCACTTCCATTCGATTGCTGTCCATTTGAATCATCACGTTTTACACGCTCTAACTCTAAACGCTTATTATCATATTCCTTACGGTGTTTATCCATAGGATTCATTTCAAAATACTTGGCCAAAAAAGCAAGTGCCTTATTCCTGTTTGAAAGTTTAAGTGAAATCCCAAATTTATCATTCTTTATACTTTCAATAACTCCACCATCCAATTTATCAAGGCTTTTTATATTAACGCATTCACCAGAGCCAGATAATTCGATAAAATCAGTAATATCAGCAAATGCAATTTGCATATACTTTTCAAGCACATCTTCTGACGATAAAAACATCGCTTCATTACGAATTTTCTTTAATCTTTCAATTTCTAGTTTCACTCTATGTCTGTTTAATATCTTATATCCAAGTTGACGTGCATAACGTTCTTGGACGTCATAGCCAGCTCGTAAACATGATATTTTAGCATTATGCGTTTCCAAATATGCCAAAATAAAAAGTCGTTCTCTATCATTCAGTTCTTCGTTATTTTCAACATCTTCAATGATTTTTTTAGCGACATTTTTTCTCTTCGGAGTACTCCGAATATTCGATTGGAGTACTCCATTAATTTTTTTATCCCAACTATCTTTGCATTTCCACCCAGAAACACTCTTTTCAGGTACGCCCAGCCGTGATGCGATTTCCCTCAATGTAATAAGGCCATTACTCTCTTTATATATTTCATATGCCCGATCACGTTCAGGACTTCTCGCTTTAGGCATCAACCGCCACCTTCCTTTTTCTATATGTATAACAAAAGCACTCATTTTACTATGAGTGCTTTTGTATTAATCTTAAATTTTATTCCTCTATAGGCCCTAACTTCCCATAAAGTCGTTGATACTCTCGAGCAGCCTCCAAACTTGGAGGTATATGACGTTTACGTTTCTTTATTTTCGGCGGTCTTCCATCCTTTGAAGCAATTATTTCTGTTTCTTCTACTTCATAACCAGTAGCACGCCGCCACAAAGCCCTCCGTAAAGCATCATTTTTGCAAACATTCGTTTCTTTTTCCATTGTTTTCTCACCCCAGTTAGATTATAATTATTAGTTGAGATAGCAGCTGCGAAACTGTGTCCACAGACTTAGTGCTATCTCCCTACGCTGGGAGAGGTTTTCCAGCCTAAGAGTCAGGCGCTCCAACGCCTGGCTCTTTTTTTCATTGGCTGACTTACCCCCCAATTAGCAAATGTGCTTATTGAGAGGATAAGTGAAAATCACTTATTTACTTTTACTGCTTTGTTCCCGGTCATTTCTTCGTAACGCCTAATAATCACGTCACAGTATCTTGGATCAAGCTCCATCGTATAGCATTTTCTGCCGATCTGCTCAGCAGCCATCATCGTGCTTCCGCTGCCGCCGAACAAATCTATTACCGACTGTCCTTCAAGGCTAGAATTGGCGATAAATTTAGCGCACAAGGCTAACGGCTTCATTGTTGGATGTTCTCCGTTCCGGGCCGGTTTCTCGACATGGACTACGGTAGCAGCATCCTCAGTATCGACAACAATATATTCCGGTACCTTTAATACTACCTGACCGATACCAAAGTTAAATGTTACCAGCTTCTTGCCATCGGCATCTTCAGTAACTGTCACCGGAAACAGCGAAGGGATAACGGTGCTCTGTCTCCGTCCGCCGTAAAAATTATGGCCAGCATCAGGCTTCCATCCGTATAAAATAGGTTCATGCTGCCATTGATAGTCTTGGCGCCCCAGTGTGAACTGATTTTTTGCCCAAATAAGGCATTGCCTTAACGACCAACCAGCCTTTGTCATTGCGCCTCGGAAATCACTCCCGGCGCTATCGGCATGACAAACATAAATCGCACCGCCAGGCGCTGTGACTTTCAATAAGTTCTTCATGACTGCCAGCAAGAACTCGTTGAATTCTTCTGTCGGCATATTATCGTTTTGGATTTTTAGTTTTTCATCGGTCCCGCCTTGGTAATCTACATTATACGGCGGGTCTGTAAATACCATGTCAGCAAGTCCGCCGTCCATAAGCTTCAGCACGTCAACTTCGCTTGTACTGTCCCCGCACATTAATCGATGCTGACCAAGCTGGTAAATGTCGCCAAGCTTACTCTGCGTAGCAACAATTTCATCTAAAGCAGAATCGACATCAAAATCATCTTCCTTGATGTCCTGTTTAGCATATTCAGCCAGCATCTCCGCAACTGATTTATCAGAATAACCTAACAGCCCTGTGTCATAATCCATACTGTCCAGGTCAACAACCAATTGCATTAGCTCATCATGATCAATCTCCGAAAGCTCTGCAATGCGGTTATCAGCAATCATGTCCGCCCATTCCTCGGCATCATTTTTATAATCCTGCAGATCCACCGGCACATTTTCGCAACCAAGTAATTGAGCCGCAGCTAATCTGCCATGACCACGAATCACAAAACCACTTCGCTTTGAAACAGTAATTGGTACCCGCCACCCATGAGCTTCTATTATCTTTGCTAAAAGCTTCAATTGCTTTTCCGGATGCGTATTCGGATTTCTGGGATTGGCTACAACTTCAGCTATACTTTTAAGCTCGTCATAGGCACAATGTATTGCAATCTCTTTCATTTCTTATCTCCTAAAAAATCGACAATTATGACATATAAAAAGCCGGAACGGATTCACTCTTTTGTGGTCCGCCCGGCTTTTTTACTTTTTATAAAATTTTACACTATTATTTTACCACGGTGTAAAAGATAAAAAGTCCGGGACTAATTGTGAAATTATTGTGAACTTACTTCTTTACTTCTCGTATTTAAAGTCAATCAATTTTATTGGGAGCTCCAATACTCCTTCATGGAATGCAACAGCTGCTGTATCAGCCAAAAATTTGTCTAATAGTTCAAAATAAGTTGTCCTTCCGATACCCAGCAGACCAGCAGTTACATCTGGCGACTCCCCTTTAAAATACCGCCGCATAACTATTTCCTGTGTCTTTTGATGCCGATCATCATCATTTTGTTGGTAATGATATATTATTGTATCCATCACCTTCAACCAGCGTTCAGGATAATCTATGGTCACTATAAATCCATGTTCATTGGTTATCTCTACTTTCAAAACTTCTTCTGCATTTCTAATAGCAGCATTACCAGTAGGATCAGGCTGCGAGTAACCGATATTACCAGTATAAGAACCTCGGTCCAGCCGTTCTAGTTTTGTTCTCCACACAGCCTGTTCGATAGAATTTCTTTGCCTATATTTTTTATTTATTATATTCAGGGTCTTCCGGCTGATAATGCTCATATATTTTTTTCCTCCGAAAACATGTATTGACCTTAGACATGTTCTCTTATCAAATCAACATTGTTCTAATTCTATCTGTTTTAATATAATACCGACCGCAAAAGCTACATTCACAGTTACTGCATTACCACTTTGTTTATATAATTGGCTATCACTATTAACTTTTGCAGCTTTATCAAAATAATAATCAGGAAACCCTTGTAACCGCCAGCATTCTCTTGGTGTAAGCTTTCTAATCCTAACACGATGCTTCCAACGATTACTTTCTACAACCACTGCCATCTCTGCCTGACATGTTAATGTATTTGCAATCTTCCTGCCCACTCTGCCTCTCCTTGTTTTACTATTCGGTACTCCTACATTTACGCTGTCACCAACAAAAGCCCACGTGTAACCTTTATGAGTTGCTTCCTTTATCGGTAACGCTCCAATTATAATAACACCGTGTCTATCTTGTGTAGTCAACGTAAACATAGGTTCCCCACAATGTTTTACCCTTCGACCATTCTGTCGTTTACTTGCGCGCTCTGGTGTTATAACAGCCATTACTTCCATACGACTACACCTGGCTTTCCACACTGAGCCGTTAACGATAGTCCTCTTGAATAAGTGGCAGTTAAAGCACAAAAGGTATCAACTAAAAATGGCTTATTTTTTGCTATTACTCCACTAATATTAAACCACTGTTGTCTGCCGCTAAATTTGTAATACCTGCAGCATATCTTGCTTTTAAACATCTTGCAACTTTCGTTAAACACGGCTTCCGAGAGCTTAAATCTATGAATGCTGCGTGAGGAATTACCCCCCCTAATCTACACACGTCCTTTACGAATATACAAGGTTGAAGCTGCCCACCACTGTTACCACATAAAGTTGGGGCTATTCCTTTGGTGGAATAACACCTTCCTTGACTAGGATTTCTTCTATTTCTTCTTGTGCTGATATTGGCAATTTGCTTAACAACATTGACGATTTCGCCTCTGAAAGGAAATATTTTTCTGGGACATCCGTTTCCAAGATATCCAACAATGATGATTCTTTCTCTATTTTGAGGGACTCCGAAATTTTTTGAGTTGAGCACTTGCCATTCGATTCTATTGCACCCAGCTTTTCCCATTTCAAGGAGTACCCGTGCGAAATCAAAACCTCTTCCAATCGACAACAAGTTTTTAACGTTTTCAGCGATAACGAATTTGGGTTTATTTTCTTTGGGGCATTCTTCAAGAAGTCGCATGATTGTAAAGAACAATCTGCTCTGTACCCCCCCCAACTCCCGCTTGTTTCCCTGCCGTGGATATATCCTGGCAGGGAAACCCGAATAACCAGCAATCTGCTCTTGGGATTTCTTCTGCTTTGATTTCTCGGATGTCATGTTTTTCCCACTCTCCTTCCGTGTCATACATCGCTTTATAACTTTTTCTTGCAAATTTATCATATTCAGCGAAGCCTATGCATTCATGGCCAGCCATTTCAAAACCTAATCTAAAGCCACCGATACCGGCACAAAAATCAATAAATTGCATATAAGCTTCCCTTCTTTCAACTCCAATAATATAACCTGATTATTCAACTTACTTAATTACTCTTCCATCCAAAATAACAGCCATAATTTCAAATGATTCTTTTGTCTTAGAATTAATCATAGTTTCAACTTTATTCATAGCGTCAATAGGATCAACAGCATAAACAGTTTCAGAGTGTTGCCGTAACTCTGGATCATTAGAATATTGATAAACAACTTTATACTCTAAAGTCACATCTTCACGCTCCTTTCTTTTAATTAATCATCGATGTTTTCTTGTGCGCCCAATAGCTCTACTAATATCTATAGCAAGGTCCCTTTCTTTTTGTTCGTACCTTCGCCTTTCAAATTTAATCTTTTCAGCAGCAGCCTTATAAGATTTATATTTATCACATTTATCCCAACAAGCAGCACGACGTTCATTACAATTTTTACAAGGTCCATCTATTTTAGCCATGCTGCACCTCCATTATTTATTACTTAAATCATATATGACTCCTAAATATGCATCGCCTGTCATATCAATCAAGAATTCATACCCATACACCCTATAAATTTTACATATATCGTTTGTTACTCTTTCCATAGAATATTTTGTTTCTAAGCTTAGCTCATCAGCCTTTTCATATATGGATTCCGCTATTGCTGGAGAACAATCAAGACAGTTTCCAATACGACAAATAATTTCAACGTCCTTAGTTCTGTAATCATTACATTCGTCAAAATTAACCCACTGCCGGTGATTACCGCCATTGACTGGCTCATTTTTTTCGTGCCGGTCGCAGTTAGTGTTAGTACAGGTTTTCTCCATAAATTTGTTACTTCGTATGCAGTAGGCTTTGTCATTCATTGTTTATCACACTCCTGTTTTCTAAAACCCGCAAAGTATGCTATACCACAATTTCCATCTTTACACTTGTGCGGTATCTGCAAGGGAGCTTCATACAAATATGGATTTCCCGCAAACTGTTGGTTTTTGATAACTTTACCTATAAGAACAGGCAACGCATCATATGGGACTTCGTGGGAATCTCCATATAGTAAAAGTGTCTCACAGAGCGCACATTTATATACAGCATGATATTTATTCATTCTTCATCCGACCAAAATAAAATGCTAAAAATGCACACATAATCGCAGATTCAATCAATAGTGCTAAATTCTCTCCTACTTCAATCATTCTTTGTATGCTCCTCCATCTTTTCGATTTCTTTTATCCACTGCGGAAGACTCTCTCCCCTATAGATGTACCAATCTTCTGACCCTGGCCAATCTTCCACGAAATAACGTGCTTCTACTGGCAGCGCTTTTTTAATTTCTTTTGTCAGTTCCGTTTCAGCCATTTCAACATCTCCTATTCTTCTCGAAAGTCAATATCCGGGTACTTATATAGCAGCATCTTCTTTTTGATCATATACACCTGCGTCCGCATCCCTTTCGTATCGACGTAATATATATGCCCGTCAGCTTCCGTCACCTTAAAATCAGCTCGATAAATAATCGGCCTTATCTTTTTACCGTCTCTCTTATAACCAGGCTGTAAAACAAATTTTGGCTGTAGTTCAACCTCTTTTACTGTACCTTCACGCATCATCCAGTGTAACTGCCAGTAATAGTCAGCTTCTTTTTCGCTGTCAAACCGTATGCCGTCTACTTCCGTAATTTTATTCTTATACTTCATAATCGGTTCACAACATGGTAAAGCCGAAGCAGGCGTTACACTGTCAGAACGTATTCTTTTCATTAGATGCGGCGGTAAATTATCCCATCCCATTTAATCTACTCCCTGAAATAAGCTTTCTTCTGGAACGGTTTTCTTTTTATTCTTCGGCACCGGTGATACTTTGTGGGTTCTGTTTGCTCCAATGCAGGTACTCCAATGCGGTACATACCCAACGCCAGATTCTGGATGATCTGTAATTGTAACCGCAATGATCTCACCATTAGTCGTTACAATGCGATCTTTGCCGCCAAGATTATACCCAACCTGATCTTTATTGACTGGCATTTTTGCACCACTTTGAGTACGAATAAAGAAAATCTGCTCACCGCACTCCCTGCAAACAATTAATTTCTTCATTTTAATCATCACACTCCATTGTCAGCTCTAAATAATTCCAATATCTATTTCACCTAAAATTCCTGGCCATTAACAACATAACCTTGCTAATTTTCTGATAATGATCATCATTTAAAACCGTATTTGGATAAAAAGTTTTGCGAACATCAACTAACTTCATTATGCCTAAACCATTAGTTTGCCCAAATTTGCCATCACATTTGAAAAATTTGCAAATAGCCGGACGTACTTCATATATTTTGCAACGCTTATTTATCTCATCCCTAAATGGACAAACCCAATCAACAGCATTAGTTGCCGACAATACTGGAGTATGATGCTCCGGAAGAATATGATTCTTCCTAATATGCTTTTTGATAACTTTGATTTCAGCTTGAGTTAATGGCAAACAATTACTGCAGCAATTACCACAATCTGAACATTTGCCATTTTCAACACAAAAGTTTATGACTTTATCTTTATTAATCTGATCAAACAGCGTTATTGCAGCCATTCGCATCACTCCTAATGACATTATTAGTTTCAGATATTTTGGTCATAATAGAAGCCCATGCTGTATCCCGATCATCAAATGATTTAAAATATTCTGTTACTGTAGAGGTCATTCCCTTACTGCCGGTCTCATAAATCACCCAAATTTTAGGCTCTTTAAAATCAACACTCATAGATGTTATCTGATCAATTCTGATTAGCCTCGGTGCCGGAGATTGGCCTAAGCTTCTTCTTGTATTAACCAACAAAAAAGCTTTCTGCTCTGAAACGGCAACACCGCCATCGGATAAATTACCGCCTTCGACAGTAGATTCTTGCCCTATATCTTCGCTGGTCGTTATATCGTCCAGCCGGGTGCTTAATGCAATAGCGAGTTTTTCGGCAATGGATTTTGGCGTCACACCGCCAATGCTTTCCAAACGTCTTATAAGACTTAAATCTACCTTGCTGGCTTGCGACAGTTCAAATTGATTCATCAGGGCGTTCTCTCTTGCTGATACTAACTTATTTTTATCAATATTCATTTTATTTTTCCTCCCACATAAATTCACATTGACCAGCTGCAGGATTATCTCTTGCGACCGGAACACCTAACCGATGGTATAACTTACGATATCGACACTCTTCAACTTTAATACCTTGTGTACATAGATGACACGATTCAAACGCATGATCTATTACCGTATATAAATCATCAATAGATACTGTCACAAGCTCCTGGGGATTCTCCTTATCAGTTGGTACATATCTCTTATCGTCACTGGTCACATAAACCATTTTGTTATGATTATGACGGCGCTGTACAGTCTGCAGTTGATCCTTATCCAAGCAAAATAATCGTTCTTCTAACACCTTTTGGCAATTAGTTGCTGCAGATCGCAAGCGCTTTCTCCACTCCGATTCAGGTGTTCTATTAGCAATAGCTTCTAATTCTCCCGAGAATGTACCAACCTTCATAGCATCTAACATTTCGTTTTTTGACATATAGCGTTCTTTTTTCATCAAATCACCCTATTTCGATACATTGTCATTAAATTAGAAATTGCCTGACCATCCATATGTATATTATTCTCTGCAGCTAATGTAGCAGCTTTGAGAACTTTACCAAAGAAATCACGAACTATATCGCAACCATGTTGGTCCAATGCTTTTTCCATTGGAATACCGCAATATTTTAAACTGGTCCTTGAGTATTTTTTATTTTTTACCAATCTGTTCATCTCCAATGTGAAGTAATCTTGCGTATACCTAAAACCTGTTATTGGTTAAGACTTTATAAACAAAGGCAACACATATACCAGTAAAGACAAAACATGAAGTATATAAAACGATGTAATCAATCATAAGTTAAAGTCCTTTAGACTAAAAATTGTTATTCCCTTAGCCCTTGCAAAAGCATACTCAGCCATACATCCTCGGGATGTTTGCCAAGCGTTAGCAAGTAATAATCCATCACAAGCGTTCAACAGATCTAAACAAACATTTACACCATCGATATAATCAACATCCACATACATATGACCAAAATTAAGTACTGGCGAAATGAATACATAAGAGTTATTGCAATTAGTCGTCAGCTTCCGAACGAGATCCTCACACGCTTTTACATTTACATCATCACCACCAAAGGGATGAGCAATATATATCAATTTTTTATCCATAAAAAATATCACTCCCTCCTAAGATTCTTTAAAATGCCACCCCAAATGATTGTACCTATCTGCACACTCACACTGTTTCATACCATTTCCTGCCTCTTCAGGGACAAACCCAGCAGACTGACAAATAGGACATTTATTTAGATACTTAGGCAGATATCTAGATATAACATCAAAATTCAAAAAATCTGCCGGCTTTTTATAATAACGAATCTGAGTACCTACCTTTTCACGTTTTAACTTCAGCACAGCAGAAACAATGTCAGCAGGAAAAATCCCAATATCAACAAGAGAATGAAATGCAGCTTTAGCAACTTCTTTTTCCGTTTGTTTTGGATATAAATCCCAAAAGTCATCAAATGCGTCAGACACTAACTGCTCTTTGGTTTTCCCTACAGTATTAAGTACTAACTCATATAGTACTGTATTGGATTGTATTGGATTCGTATTCGTATTGGATTGGATTGGATTAGGCGGGCAAATGATTTCATTTGATTTCATTTGATTACAAGTGTTAGTGTTTGACTTCTCAACACCTGTGGATAAAATCGTCTTTGCTGTATCAGGTGGATCAGGATATTTACTTTTACGAGTTCTAATCTGCTGGTGTTTACCCCAAGTTACCAATTGCAAGTACGGTTGCCCATTTGCTTCATAGCGAACCACCAAGCCTACCTTCGATAACTTATTTAGCGCATCATCAACAGTCGCTTTTGTTATATCCTTCAAAGGAAACAGCCTAGATTTAATAATAGGAATTCTTCCATCCATACGTCCATAATCATCACAATTAACTATTAGCCGATAGAAGAACGCTTCTTCAAACCAACTGAGTTGATCAATTGTAGGGCTGCTGCATATACTTTCTTTTATTATCCGATTACCCATAAGGCCACCTTCAATCCCAATGCTTAGCGAACAACATAATAATCTTTACTCTCGAAAATATCTTCGTAGACACTTAGCTTTACCCACTCATCAGAAATCCCACGATCATAAGCGTCTAAACGATTCAGTTCCAAAGATGCCGCAGGATAAAACCATTCTAACGGAGATCCTGGCTTGAACCGCATTACACCCTTTCCATCAGATTCGATCTGCGCTTGATACCATTTAACCAACTTACAATAATCATCAGAAACAGCAATGATTCTGCAGCTATCTGCACTATCATTCATTGGCTGAAGGGTTAACTGGAAAAATCTTGCCTCTATTAATTTAATTGTTCTTGTTTCCATTTTTTCATCATCCTTTTAATATTTGATATCATAGGTATCCTCATTCTCAATCTCCTCCGTTGAGCGCTCTCCTCATTCTCGCCACTTTCCCACCAAGCTGGCTATTTTTCCTACGTAGCATCTTATTCTCGTTTAATAGAGCCTCAAGAACTGGTTTTAAAACTGGTATATATTTGTCCTCTGGTTCATCTTTAATCATTGCTAGCATAGCTTTTATATTGATATGCATAATTACTTTTATCGCTCCATTCCTTCAAACAATTCAGGAAGCACCCTCGCCTTATATACTTTGCTTCTGCGGGTGTTTTCTAAGGCCTTGCGAGTTTCGTTTGCCATTTGACCTATCAAATTACTGGCATGAGTATTTTTATCTAAAAATCGTACCAATGGCGTTATAACTTCAAGAGTTTCTTTTGCGTTCCGGCGCCTTACGCTGTACTCCTTCATCAATCTGCAAATTTTGGTCCGTGTGCTCCTGTTTTTAGGATAATCAATCTCACATTTATGACGAATATCGCAAAAGGCCATATCAGCTTCTTTGATTTCTGTCTGACAAGCATTATCAATGGATTTTATTTCCATTACCAAATCCCTAAAGGCATTGATTATCGCTGCTGCTCTTTCGTAATCGTATTGCATTTCCGCCTCCTAGAACGGTATTTCTTCATCAAACGGTACGGCCTGCCCGAATGCTTCCATCTCACTTTTTTCATCTGTTGGTTTCGCTGTATCCGACCTACGCTCAATAAATTCCACGCTATTAGCGATGATCTCCGTTACCCAGCGTTTTGTACCGTCCTTGGCATCATAACTGCGGATCTGCAGCCGACCGTCTACAAGCAACCTATGCCCCTTATGACAGCCATTACCAATCATTTCAGCAATCTTACCCCAAACCACTACCGGCACAAAGTCAACTTCCTTATTTCCGTCGGCAGACTTGAACGGTCGATCTACCGCTAATGTAAACTGGGTTACTACCTTGCCTGTCTGTGTGTATCTAACATCCGGATCACGAGTCAATCTTCCCATTAAAACAACTTTATTCATATCGCACACTCACTCCTTTTTGATAAGGAAACCATTCAACCACAACGCCTTCAATCCTGCGGTGATGCAGCTTTATCCGCCGTTTAAGCAGTTTCCTGCCGTTCTTCTTATACCTAGCAGAAAATGTCTGCCAAGGCCAAATTATTCTACAACCGCCTGTCCTTCTTAGTCGTATTTCACCGCCAGCAGGCCTTGATTTATAAAAAGTTCTCCTTACCTGCCCTAGCGGCCATTTTAGTAATATTGCGTTACAAGACATAATTTCGTTATACTTGTCAGGATCAAATATATTCAAAATATCACACAGCCTCTCCAAATATGCCACTCTACTACTACCTCTGCCAAAGCACAACCAAGCTGCCATAGGAAACCTGCAGAGAAGATAAACGCTAAAGTAACAGCGGCTTCTTTTTTACTCATATACACTCAACTCCATCTCTAACAGGTAAATCTCTAATTCCATATTATTTATCCTCACTTCCGCTTTGAGCAGCTTGTAATTCGTCCTCAGTAAAATCCCCGTCAAAAGCAATTTCGCCCGTTTCCAAGTCAACTGTGCGCTCATCAGAAAGTTGTTCAATCGTAGCGGTAGATTCTATTGTTGGGATATCATCATCATCAAACTGTCCTTTTGCAACCGCTTCAGCCGCAGCAATCATGGATGGGGATGCAGATTGATAGTCAATACTCATAACACCCCACTTACCAATCAATTTACGTAAAATGGTTTTACGACACATAGCATCTTTATCATCACGCCATCCCTTGCCCATATATTTGCCTTTTCGGTGTTTCAATTCATGAGCTTCTAATGCTTTTACCGTCATATAAATAGTTTTTTCCATACCATTTACCAAACGAAAATATCCACAATACCCAATGATTGGTTTAACTTCACGCTCATCTTCATTTTCAATAAATTCAATTTCGATATCTTCTGTTAATCGATTATATTTTTTCAGTTCCCCTTCACGAACATCAACAACATTTAACTTCTTATACACACCTGTACGCATGGCCAATTGATACATACCCTTATAACCCATAATAAAAGTAGCTTCCATACGTTTAAATTCTTTTCCATCTTTATCTTTAACTGTATTATTAAATGGAACAATATATGCATATCCAAGACCTGGATCGACAGGCAAATCATAAGCTGCCGCTCTAAGTCCAGCTTGAATAATAGTCATCGGAGCTTGTGCAAACACCTTTTGCAAATTTGCGTCAGCATTTACTAAACTAACTAAGCTACCGGCAAACTGTGCAGATCTTTTGCCAAGCAATTCGTTGATTCTTGCCTTAATACCATTGCTATCAAGCATTTCGTTCATAATTAAAGCAATGCTCTTTTTCTGTACATCTTTATTTTCATTAGATTTATTTACTGTAGATAACAACCCACCGCTTGTATTTGCCATTTTAAACACGCTCCTTTATAATTAACCAACTTTAAATACTCTGATTGGATTTCCAATCTTGCTGTATGATTCATAGATTGCAGGCTGTTCTGCTTTCAATCGTTTACTGTCAACAGTCACTCTTCCCGCTTGGATTTTCCATGTAACCTTATCTTCACCTATAATGCCAACCTCAGCATCACCTAACATTGATTTCAATTCATTCTCACTTAACTTCTTTTGTTCCTCAAGTTTACCGATACTCTCTTTAATACTCCGTAGCCGCTCTATGCACGCCTTAGCGGTGGCCGGAAGATCAATAGTTTTACCACTTTCTCCATGAAATTTATCAGCAAGAGCATTACTGCAGTCATTACTTCCATCTACAGGCGGCATAGTATTAGTGATTACCATTGACCAAAAATCAACTGCAGCCTTTCTTAACGCTTCAATGTCGGCCGCATTACGTGGCACTTCTTTCCATATAAACTTATTTCCACCAATCAATACAGCGATATACCACTTCTCACAACCAGTAACCATCATGTACCATTGGCATTGGATGTAATAACTATCTGGCAGCTCATCATCAGCCCAAACTTTACTGTTAAAGGCGTTAGTCGTCTTACACTCAAGACCTGCATTCTCACCAACTACCATCCGGTCAACACTGGCAAGCATATACGGATATTCGTCATCCTGCAGCATGCCCCGGCGCTGAACCTTCTTTCCTGTCAGCTCGCAAAAACGATCAGCGACAGCCTGCTCTAATACATTGCCCCAATAAACATACTCGTTATCGCTCAAATCTTCCGGTTCAACCTGCCCTGTCTTTTCCATCCAAAGTTGAAAAGCCGACTTCCACGGATTAAGCCCCACGATTGCAGCAGCTTCGCTACCACCAATACCAGCCTTACGCATTTTCAGCCATTTACTACGATTTTGCATTTCCTCAACAGTCATAATCAGTTTTGCCATTTTTATCTGTCCTTTCTTCTACAATACAAATAATCTTCGGTTGGAGCATATTCCGACAAAACGATAACCGGAACTCCATTTTTATAACAAATATGATCACCTTCGCCAATAGGCAAGCAATGAACACAATATTGACACCTCAGCTCCACATCTTCACAATCGCATCGTTCTCCTGCGTCTAAATTCGCCCCACACTTAGGACAAGTCTTATAAGTCATACTTCATTGCTCCTTTTTCTAAAATAATGATTATAGAAAACAGTGAAACGATATGCTATAATAAAACTTGGGCAGAAACATATCGTTTCTATGTTTTTTCACTTTATAGGCGCTGCGTCCCTAACACGGCGTCTATTTTTTTATACTTAACGGTATTAAAAGATGGTCTCCTGGTTGTAAAAGACGACCAGCTTTAAACAAATTCTGGTTGCGATCATCTTGGCAAATCTGCCACATAAATTCTCTTATATCCTTGATATGTTCCGGCGCATAATGGTTAGCAATAGACCAAAGAGTGTCTCCATGATGCACAGTATAAGAAACTACTTCTACCTGCGCTTCAGGCTGGACAGCATCAACAGAATTGGCAATGCTTAAAACCACCAAAATAACACCAATCAAAGCAATAAGGTATTTCATTACAGTTCACCTCCATATCTAGATTTAACTCTTGCCAAAACCTTATTTTTAGATTTTTGCTTTCTATATTTTCTATTTGGCCGGCGATAACACAAACGATCATCGATACATACAGGCTTATTATTGACATAATGCCAATCAGATATAGTCTTTCCGCATCTGGCACATCGTTGTTTTATATCCCTGGCCATACAACTACCTCCTACGTTTTTTGCTCTTTTTCTGCATCTTTTTTAAACATTCAAAACTGCAGAAACGATAAATCTTCTTCTCTTCTGCGTTCCATACTTTCAGTTCGGTAACTGGTTCAATAGCTGCAGAACATACATCACAGTAATTTTTCAACGCAACCTCCTTCTTGCAAAGATCGCATAATGTGCTATAATTGACTTGACCTTAGACATAATTGTCTACTAACCCCTAGAAACCGTTTGTGTACCAGCACAGGCGGTTTCTTTTTTTGTTTCTCGCCCAAAAATACTAAGCAAAGCAACAGCTGCTTCTCTAAGTTCACTTATCAAATGCGAACTTACTCTTGATTGATTTACAACATCACTAATTATTGCCGGTAAAACTCCAACAACATCGCTAACTTCTTTTTGCATTTGCAGTACACCAAAAGCTAATGTTGGACTTTCTGGAATCAGTCCAAAAATATCGCAGAAAACTACATTTTTCTGCAAATGCTGAACTCTTAACCACGGTGTACGATAAAGATAAGACATCCTTAAAACCGTTGAATCAGGTACCGACGATAAACCTAATTCATAATTTTTCAGAGTACTCTCTGCCAAAGCTAATTCTTGAGCAGCCTGAATGCGTCCAATTTGGCTAAATAATCTAGCTTGTAAATAAGGATTAGCTGTATTAATTGCCATTTTTAGACCTCCTTCATGATAAAATTTCTTTAGATGAAACGTTTTTATGGCGGTGACGTCTTCTCAATTCGCATTTAAAAGCTTGAATGCATTTTGAACTTCCACAGATCCTGACGCTCTGTTTTTCAAGATCATCCCATATAAAGATGTATTCTTCGCCGCCGAATTCTTTGCCACAGACAGGGCAGGACATTTTTCTTCATCTCCTTTCTCCATATCTCTATCAAGCATTTGAAGTAGTTTCATTACTGCATTTAACGACAGCGAACAACTGTGGTCAAAATGTCTTTCGACAGAAATCTCGCTTCTACTTACAATGTGTTTTTCCATTAAACTCTCACCATATTTCATTACAAACCTTTCATCGTCTATGCACAAAATCTACGCCAGGCTGCCAGTGCAGCAGCCCTGTTTTTATGGATAGAATCTTTAACCTTTTTGCCATACTGATCACATACAACCAACCGAGCTGTTCCATCGACCTTATCTGTAACACTAGCAGTAACACCACAAAAGTCTTTATGATATGTTTTCAAATTAAAACTCCTTTCTTTTTCTATCCTGCTTTACCAAATTTTTTGATACTTTTTTAGGGTATCTTCTGAATATTGATATCCGTTACCATTGCCAAGAACGTCTTCCCACCAACGTATTCCATATAGAAGCCGCTTGACAGCAAATCTACCAATATCATCATCATGAACGTAGAAAAACAGGTCATGCCTTCCACCTTCTTCATTTTTTTCTAAACATGGTAAAGTAACAACTTCTTCGGCAAATTTTATTCTGCAACTAAATTCATCCCTAAAAAACTGTTCAAGGTCTTCTTTGCTATATCCGTCTAACGTAGTTGCTGGCCAAACACATAGCTGATTAAATTTTGATTCCATAACAATCACCTCATGCGCTTTCATCTAAAAAATACTCAATTGGAACATTAAAATATGCTGCAATTTTCACTAATTTATCTAATTTTGGTGTATATTTCCCCTGCTTCCATTCTGTTAATGTAGAAGTAGATATACCTGTTTCTTTACTTACCTGATAGGCAGTTACATCATTTTTAGATAAAAGAGCAGCAAACTTCTCGTACATTTTGACACCCCCTTTAAGAAACTCAAATTATTCTTGTTATTATCTCGGAAAACCGATATAATAACATTAATTAACAATGCACCCTTGGTTCGTTTATCCGAACTTATTATTCGGTTTTCTTAGTTTGGTTAATCTTAACTCGGTTTATCGAAAATGTCAATATTTATTTTTCGACTTTCTTAGTTTAGGAGTGAGATTTATGTATGAAAAATTTCAAGAGCTACTAGATAAATATGGAAAAACGGCAGCACAAGTAAGCAAAGAAACAGGTGTTGCATCATCCACTTTATCGGAGTGGAAAAAGGGAAAATACACACCAAAATTAGACAAATTACAAAAAATTGCGGATTTCTTTAATGTCCCAATCGATTATTTTAGTGCTACAGAAACTAAAATATCTACGAACGATCACCCAGAACGACCTAAAGACCTTGCAAAATTTCTCGAAAACACCGAAGTAATGTTTGATGGTGAAGTACATTACCTAGACGAAGAAGATAAACAGAAATTAAAAAATGCTCTTGAATTTGTGTTCTGGCAAGCAAAAGAAAAAAATAAGCGTAAACCTAAAAAATAGGTCTACGCTTAAATAATCATGTTCAATATATCATTGCGGGTCGAAAATCTTATACTAAAGTATGATACGGCAAATCCATACCAGCTTGCCAAATGCTTAAACTTCGATATTTATGAGTTGGATTTACCTTCAGAAATTAGAGGTTTTCTAATCCGCCCACTAAGAAGAAAATGTATCGTTTTAAATTCGAATTTATCCGAGCTTCAAAAGCAAATAGTTTTATGTCATGAGATAGGTCATGCACGTCTACACTCAGGATATGGTTACTATCTAAGTACAAATAAACCTTACTACGTTCCATGCCGCCGAGAAAACGAAGCAAACGAATTTGCTATCCACCTACTCTCATACAGTCACAATCTTGATGCCGAACAGCTCAAATCATTGATAAAAGATCGCCGTCCAGATCCAATGATAGTTCACCAAATAATAAACGAATTAATTAGCCAATAACAATTAAATGTTAAATAAAATCTATTAGGGGATGAGTCTTGTGAAACATTTCAAAAGAAATGTATTTATTCTTATTACATTATTATTAACATTTTTAGTTGTCGGATGTGGTGGCCCCTCTTCAAAAGAGGAAGCTCAACGAATAGACAAAGAGTATTACCAGTCTACGAAAAAAATATATTCCGACTATGAAAAAACTCTCGCTGAACTCAGAGAAAAATATAACGATGCAGAAGAATTAGATGTTGAGTTTGCCCAAATTATTGACTCTAAGTATATTCCTGAAATATCTAAACTCAAAGAAAAATTGCAATCCGAAAACTTATCTTCCGATTTAGAAAATCAAAAATTATCTCTGCTAACCCTTATAGACTCCTTTAACGATTTATTTAAACACATGGCATTATTAAAAGACAAAACCAAAATAAATCACGAAAATTTTATGACTGATTTGGAATTCATATACACCAATATATTTGACAACAAACTTAAATACGAAAATGAATCATCAAAAATAATTTTTGGAAAAGGTACATATGAATTAAATCTAAATAATTTCAAAAAAATTCATAAAGGAGACTCTTATTTGAGAGTAGCCAGCTTATTTAAAATGCCTGGTCAATTGACAAATTCAAACGAGAGTAACACGGCTTTAATCGGTCATCGTAAACTAGAGCATTACTATTGGGAAGATAACGGTGCTTTAGTAAGAATTATGTTTGAAAACGATAAAGTTTATATGTTGGAACAACGTGATCTAAAATGACAAATATACCACTTCTAGATTCTATCCTCACATTTCTTTATGACCTTTTCAGCAACACATCTCTTTATGACCTTTTAACCAACACATTTTTTTATGACCTTTTCACCAACTTAATTTGTAGTATAATAACAGCCTACATTATTTTCATTGTCCTTTCTAAAAAAAGAATTATGGAACAACTTGAATTCGCACATAAATATATTTACCGAATAGAAAATCATTATAGATATACAATTGATTATGAAATAGTACTTGATTCTGTAGAAAAATTGCAAAACTGCCTTCTTAATATTAACAACAACATTAATATATTATTAATGCCATTAAGATGGACGGATAAAAAATTTATAAGAACAATGCTTTATGATAGTTATAGGCGATGTGATCTTGCAATGTTTACTACTATTGGATATGACGGCGACACCGAAAAAGAAGCAAGATTACGCAAAATAGAAAAATATTTTTATGATTTTAGGGTTAATGATGACAATATTTCCATCGTAAGAATTCATATTGAACTTATAAAAACATTAATAGAAAAAAGAAATATTCATCAAGCAATTATTAAATGCAAAAAATATTGCAGTATAAATAATTATGACGCTCTGATAGAAATCAACTCTTTTAAGACAAAATCATACAATAATATAATTCAAAAAGATGGATTATACCAACATGAATACATACAGCTTATAAAAAAAATCAAAAATTCAGGAGGTCCTGACATATGAAAAAGATACTGGCGTTAGTATTTATTCTAGTGTTATCAGTTTCTTCCATCTGCAGTGCTTTTGAACAGCCTGATCCTGATAGATGGTTTTGGATTGGCTCTGATGATAAAATTGGATTTTGGTTAGATAGTCAAACAATGGAATTCGAAAAGGAATTATCTGACAGAATAACTAGAGTATGGATTCTAACTTATACCGCAAAAGATGATAATTCTAGTAAAAGCCTTTGGGAATACAATTTAGACAAAAGAAAACTTAGAATATTATCTGAGGTTATCTATAATTCTTCCGGTGATGTTATATACACAAGAGAAACATCAAATCTATGGACATCAGTAATACCAGGGACCTGGGGTGAAACTATAATGAAATTTATGAATTCAGCCTATGATTTCCAAAAGAGCAAAAAGATGAAAATCAATGATTAATATTTTATTTGCAATTTTTCTATTTGGTGTTTTATGCGCTATTTGTGCCAAAGGTATTTACCGAGCAATAAAATATAAACAATCATTATCAGTCAAAGAATATGCACTGCTTACAGCTTTGGTAATAGGTATAATGATTGCTCTTTATGCTGGTTGTGAGAATATAATCCTAAGTTTATAACAGGAGGTATTTTTAATGGAAATACTTTTTCTTTTATTAGTGAGTTCTTCATTGGTTTGGGTTGTTTATGGTTTAATCTCACCTGAAAATGCCCTACCATTTTTAAAAAATCCAAGTCGATTAAAAGTCCTTGGTATATTCTTCGTTGCAGCAATTATTCTTGGAAATTTGATAGCTCCAAAAACAAAATCAAATCCTTTACCGCCCTACAATGAAATCAATAAAATATTAGATAAAATGAATACTTCCACATACAGTGATAATTATGATCCTGATTTAAATGGAGAAGAAGGCTCTGACTCTTTAGCATGGAGATTTAAAACAGATCGAGGTACTGTCATTGCTTACGCTAAAGATAACAATTTAATATGCCTGCGTTGGGCAGGAAAAGATATTTATAGAAACGGTAAAATAATTTTAAATATTTCTGATTATGAACTAACACACAGTGAACTGAAAAATATTCAAAATAATATTGAAAACGCAATAAAAAGCAATTTGAACGATCCAAGTTCAGCTGAATTTGCAAATATTAATGAATGGCAATATGAAAAAACTCCAGAAAAAATATTTGTTACTGGTTGGCTCCGAGCTAATAATGCTTATGGAGCCAAAATCAAAAAAAATTTCACTGCAGAATTATCTCCAAAAGGAAATACTATTAGAACTATCAAGTTAAATTAGAATAAAAAGCAACATGCAATTTTGCATAAGGAGTAGCAAAGTATGAGTAACATAAAGTTGTTTCAATCTAAGCAAATACGTTCTGTATGGAACGAAGAAGAACAGCAATGGTATTTTTCTGTTATTGACGTAGTTGGTGCTTTAACAGACAGTATTGATCCTTCTGCTTATTGGAGAAAGCTAAAACAACGCTTGATTTCGGAAGGAAATGAAACCGTGACAAATTGTCACAGGTTGAAAATGCAAGCTGCAGACGGCAAAATGCGCCTTACAGACGTTGCTAATACAAAAGATATGCTGCGCATTATTCAATCCATTCCATCTCCAAAAGCAGAACCATTTAAACAATGGCTAGCACAGGTAGGTAGCGAACGAATCGCCGAAATTGAAAACCCGGAGCTGGCTCAAAAACGAATTCGTGATACCTATAGAGCTAAAGGGTACAGCGATGAATGGATAGAACAACGTATTCGTGGCATAGCAATACGAGATACGTTAACCGATGAATGGAAAAAGCGTGGAATCAAAGAAGGAAAAGAATACGCTATCCTTACCGCAGAAATTAGCAAAGCAACCTTCGGAATCACACCGGCAGAATATAAAAAGCTAAAATCTCTTGACCGTCCTACAGAGAATTTAAGAGATCATATGACTGACCTGGAACTACTTTTCTCCGCTCTTGGTGAAGCTTCCACCACTGAGATAGCGAAAACACATGATGCTTACGGTATGAAAGAAAATTCCTCTGCAGCTAAAGCTGGCGGTAAAATTGCCGGTGATGCACGTAAGGCGCTGGAGAAAAAAACAGGGCGTACAGTTATATCAAAAACCAATTATAAAGAACTTCAAGAAAAAGACGTTAGAAAACAACTAAAAGAAAATAATAGCTATAATAATTAATATTTTTTATAATTATAGTAGGTGAGGACTATGTATAAATTAAAAAAAATTCATATCAAGTCTTGGAGAAAATTACATAATTTGGAATTAGACATTGGAAACCGTATTACTCTAATTAGTGGTCAAAATGGCGTAGGAAAGTCAAATTTGTTATCCTTACTATCTTCAGGTTCTGGGACTAAAGGTATCCAGGATCCACATTTACTAAGATCTAACTTTCAGCCGGAATTTGACCAATATTTTTATATATATCCTAATGAACTTGCTAATAACTATTCTATTCATTTAGAATATGAATACGACAATAATGAAAATACATTAACATTTTATAAAAATCTACGTTTAAAAAATGATATTGTAAGTAAACGTGGTATAAGAATCATTCCTAGTACAAATAACTTCGAAAATAATTATGATACTAAAGCTGAAGCTATTAAAGAGTTAAAAGACCGTACTAACATAGGCGCCGATGCCCGCGTACCAATACCTACAATTTTCTTAAGCATCTCGAGATCTAATCCATTAAAAGAAAGTCAAGCAAAAAGTATTCCAAAAAGAAATCTTCCTGAAGAATACTTAAATAAATATCGTGATTGGTATAATTCAGTACTTAATAATTCTATTGCTATGTCATCAAATGAGTTCTCTGAAATAAAAAAAGAATTAACTTCAAGTAAATCATATTATTTGCCTATAAACTCAACTCCGCCATTATCTCAATCAGTTGGACAAGACAATCTAAGTTGTATAATTAGTGCTATTCTAAGTTTCTATATTCTTTCAAAAATAGATGAGAACTATCAGGGAGGTATTTTATGTATTGATGAAATTGATATTTCTTTACATCCTGATGCCCAACAAAGATTGATTTCTTTGCTTGATAAAGTATCAAGAGAACTTAAGTTACAAATTATAATAAGTTCTCATTCTTTGGTTGTAATAAAAGAAATAATTAAGCTTCATGAAAAATCAAACACTGACTATTCTGTTGGTTATTTATGTAATATAACTCGTCCATATTTTAAAGAAAACATTACTTATGATCATATTAAACGTGATTTATTCTCTTCAACTTCTTTATCACGTCCACAAGTAAATATTTATTTTGAAGATGAGGCTGGATTACGAACTTTCAATTTATTAAGAGATGTATTAGAATTACTAGTAAATGACGAAATCGACGGCTTTCAAACATATAATGGCTTGCTAAGTAATATATCACAAACTAATCAAGTCGGTATTACCTTAGGTTGCGAATCATTATTAAGGTTGCCTGAAAAAGATTCTTATTTTAAGTCAGTCCTAATTATTCTGGATGGAGATGCATCATGTACTAACGAAGAAAAATTTAATTGGTCTAATGCCAGCCAAGAACTTATTTCTGCTGGCAACACTTATAAATTATCAGAGCATGGAAACAACCAAATGAAAAACAATACTCTGTGTTTACCAACAAAATTTTGCCCAGAATTTTATTTATATCGACTCGTAGATTTTTATCTTAAAAATGAATCTGAATTTGATGATTTTTGGAGGCAATTAGATGGCATAGAAAATTTAAAATTAAATACGCCACAATTTGTTAATGAACACATTAATATCAATGATGATCTTACAAAAAAAAATATTAAGAATAAGTTTGAGCAGGTATATGATTTTGTAAAACATAGTAATATTTTGTACTATCATTATAAAAACCCACAATATAAAGATGAACTAGTCAATTTTTTAGATGATCTTGACCAAAAACTATCATATTTACTTAATAAGATTAGAGGAAATCAGTATAGAGATTAGCTCTATAAGGAGGTGAAACTATGGCATTAACTCTTTCTCCACTTCGCTACCCAGGAGGAAAAACACAGTTATACGACTTTGTTAACCATACTATAAATATCAATAAATTACATAATGTAACATATTGTGAACCATTTAGTGGAGGAGCTGGTCTTGCTATTTCCCTCCTTTTAAAAAATAGTGTCAATTCTATTATACTAAATGATTTTGACATCTCTGTTTATTCGATTTGGCATGCCATTTTAAATGATACCTCTACCCTTATAAAAAAAATCAATTGTACTCCAATAACAATTGATGAGTGGAAAAAGCAAAAAAAAATTTATGAAAGTCATGCTAGTATAAATTCTAAATATTGTATTGAGTTAGCTTTTGCAACATTATTTTTAAATAGAACCAATAGAGCTGGAATTATTACTGGTGGACCAATTGGTGGATTTGAACAAAAATCTATATATGATATTTCTTGCAGATTTAAAAAAACAGTACTTATCAAAAAAATACAAGCTATTGCTGAACATAAAAATAAAATTCAATTATTCAATTTAGATGCTTCTGAACTCATTAGTAGACATTTAGCTCATATGGATAACTCTTCACTTTTTACATATTTTGATCCTCCATATTATAGACAGGGAAAAAATTTATATAAAAACTTTTTTACTCACCAAGATCATATTAATCTTTCTGTCGCAATTAAATCTATGGATAATTTCAAATGGATTGCCACATACGATAATTCAAATGAAATAAAAAATATTTATAACGATAGAAATATCTATGAATATAAATTACAGTATTTTGCCAATAAAACACGGAAAGAAACAGAATTACTTTTTTGTAGTAACAACACTATAATCCAGCCATTTGGAAATGTAGAATTTCCTATATAAATATGCAGCTCCAAAAGAGCTGCATATTTCACCTTACTCTATACAAACATACGTTTTAGGAGAGATGAGAAATGTCAGTTGCTGTTTACTGTCGTGTCAGTTCTGAAGAACAAGCTGAACGTGGAACAATCGAAATCCAAAAAGAATTCGCTGCTAAATATGTAGATCTCTATCAGCTAGAAGTTTTCGACTATTACTGTGATGATGGTATTAGCGGAACAATACCTGTTGAAGCACGTCCAGAAGGTAGCCGTTTATTTCGAGATGCCAGAGAAAAAAAGTTTGATACAATCCTTTTTTACAAAATCGACCGTCTTGGCCGTAAAGTACGTGTAATTCTCAACGCAGTACATGATCTTGAAGAACTTGGTGTAAGTATCCGTAGTATGACAGAACCTTTAGAAACCGAAACCCCGACCGGTAGATTTATGCTTACTTCGTTAGCAGGGATCTCGGAATTAGAACGTGACACGATTTTATCCAGAATGTGGGCCGGCTCCCAACGTGCCGCCAGACTCGGCAACTGGCTCGGAGGAATCGTCCCATTTGGTTATCATGTTGTTGATAAACAGCTGCAGATTTCAGATGAGATAATGCCAGGATGCAATTTATCTGAAGCCGATGTTATTCAGTTAATTTTTGACTTATCCGGGAATCAAAAAATGTCCGCAATAAAAATATCCGATTATTTAAATGCACTGAATATCCCTACCCGTTATGACTTAAACGGCATTAACGGAAAACGTAAAAAGAATGCTTCGTCCATTTGGTATCCGAGCCGAGTATTATCGATAATAAAATCAACAACCTATAAAGGTACCCACAAATATGGCAAACGAGCTACAAACAAAAACAGCAAAATAATACTTAGGCCGGTCCCAGCTATAGTAAGCGATGAGCTCTGGGAAAAAGCTAACGAAGCTCTAAAAATAAATCAAATTACAGCTATGAGAAACGCCGTTCGTGAATACTTATTACGGGGCATTATCAAATGCGGTAACTGCGGCCGTACTTATATGGGGACCGCTTATTCAGGCAGCAGACGTGAAAAAATCCCCTACTACGTATGTAATGCAAAAAATTCATATCTGGCTCATAACACCGAAAAATGTATATCGAAAAATGTTAGAGCAGACTGGCTTGAGCATCTTGTATTAGAGGACTGCATAAAAATATTAAAGTCTCCAAACAAAATCCTTAACATGGATCCGGAAAAAGAACAGCAATCACTTGCAGACGAAGTAAAAAAAGAGCATGACCAAATCAAAGCAAGTTTGAAAAAATTATTAGAAGAACGTACGTCCATAATTGAGCTGTATCGAAAGAAAATTATTTCCGAAACAGATTTATCGTGTCAGCTTGAAAAGCTTTCCACAGAGGAAGCAACACTACAGGAACGCCTAAAAATGAAAATAGACAGCAGAAAATCTGCTGCCACAAAACAAAATAAGGAAAAAGCTATTTCTCTTTTAAAAAAATTCACTGATAAATGTCAAAATCTTGATCCGGAAAAATTATCATTCGAAACCAAAAGAGCCATTATAGAACTTATTGTCGAAAAAATTACGGTAACCACAGAATCGGCTCCTGAAAAATATTATCCTGAAATATCTGTTGATATTGAATACCGGTTCGCTACCACTCCAAATCATATTGCCTATGTTGAGGACTGCACGGTCACGGATTCTGCGCTGTGCACATAA